AGCGTCGGTGAAGCCCTCGACGAGAACTCCCACGCGGAGAAGACCGAGGGGGAAATCGCATGATGATTGAAAACACCAACGCGATCAAGCCCGAGGGCAATTTGGTCATGATCGTCTACGGCAAGGGTGGAGCTGGAAAGACCACCTTCGCCGCTTCAGCTCCGAATCCTTTAATTCTCGACTTCGAGAACGGAACAAAGTACCTCGGAGAACGCGGCATATCCGTCGATGTGGTGCGCATGAAGGAATGGTTCACCCAACAGGATTTGAACGAGCTGGCAGCGATGCTACGGACGCACGACACGGTGGTTATCGACCCGCTCGGAGAGGCGATGGAAAAGCTGATCAACTCCAAGGACATCAAGGGCAAGCAGTACCGTCAGAGCGACGGCTCTTTGACCATGAGCGGTTGGGGGGAAGTCAAGAAGCAAATGCGCGGCTTTATAAAGTGGCTGCGCGATTCGGGCAAGCATGTAATCATCGTATCGCATGTAAGCGAGATCCAGACCGAGCAAGGTCTTGAGAAGCGCATCCAAGTGGCAACCAAGCTCTCTGATGAGATCCCGAACATGGTTGACGTAATCAGCTATCTGTCAATCCAGAAACAAGACGAGAACTTTGCAAGGGTGCTCTACACCCCGGCGCAAGGCGGCCTGTTCGACTCCAAAGACCGTACCGGGCGCGTCCCGATGGTTGTAGAGATCGGCGAGTATACCGGGTGGAACGACTTCATGGCTTCGCTTGCACCGCCTGTGCAATCTATCGCAGATACTCCCACTGTCAAAACTCCTACACAACATCCGTCCATGATCACCGCCGAGCAATCCGAGCAGATGCAAGCTCTTGCAAAGCGCATGGCAGACCCGGCAGGCAAGGCGTATCTCTTGCAAAAGGCAGCCTCACCGATTCCGTACGCGGAAGCCGATGAAATCATCCGACGGGCAACCGCAAGCTTGGGAGGTAAATGATGGCATATGAACTGAACGGGGTTGAATATCCCAGTGTCACGACAATCACCGGAATGTTGGACAAGCCCGCCCTTTTAGGGTGGGCGGCCAACTGTGCGGTGGATCACGTCTTCGACAACCTTGCCATTGTGCGCGACCCGTTGAGCAACGTGCACGAGGTCGAGGCGGTATTGGAAGCTGCAAGAAAAGCGTATGCGCAGAAGAAGGAAGATGCGGCAGCTGCCGGGACAATGGTGCACGATGCGATTGAAGCGTACATTAAGAATGAAGATTACCTTTCACTGCTCAACAACGAAGACCCTGCGATCCAAGAAAAGGCCATCAATGGCTTTCAGGCTTTCCTTTCGTGGGAAGAGAAAAACCATGTCGAATGGCTGGAATCCGAAGTGCAGGTGTTCTGCCTAAGGCATGGCTACGCAGGACGCTTCGATGCAATTGCGCTGGTAAATAACTTTCGCTACCTAATTGACTTCAAGACGTCAAAGGGAATCTACCCCGAGATGCCTGTGCAAATATGCGCGTATCGTCAAGCCTATAACGAGCAGTACCAGCAACGTGCTGTGGACAACTTAGCTATCTTGCACCTCGACAAGGAAACCGCCGAGCCGACATTCAAGCCGATCGAAAAAGACATCCCGAGAATGACCGAGTTTTTCAACAGCTTGGTACGAGCCTACTACTTCCAGAGCAACAGACGGCTCAAGAACAACCCGTTCGTCAAGACGGCGAAGGAATGGGGCGAATGGGTCGAGATGCCCTTCTAGGAGAAACAAATGGACGAGACAAAAGATTTAGTACCCGTCATACAAATTATAGACGGACGCATACAGGATAACCTTACGGTCGTTGAACAGCGTGTGGCGGAAATCACCGAGCAGTACAAGAACTTGGTGGTCACCGATGTAAAGGACGCCAAGGACACACTGGCCAAGCTTCGCAAGCTTTCGAGTACGATCAACGCGGAAAAGATTCGGGCGAAGAAAATATTCTTAGCTCCGTTCGAGGAGATTGAACAGCGCATCAAGAAGCTTGCCGAGATGATCAGCATTCCGGTTGCCGAAATCGATCTACAGGTGAAGACTGCCGAGCAAAAGATTCGGGACACTCGAATTGCCGAGATCAACGAGATGCTCGAAAAAGCTTCTGATGAACAGGGTTTGGATCAGATCATGAAGCAATGGTTCGCTTCGTGCTCATGGCGCACCGACGACCGCTGGACACTCGAAGAATACTGGACCGCAAAGGGCAATCCGACGGCCAAGCTTACCAACGAGATCTCTTCGCGCATCGCAATGTGCAAGGACGGTATCAACACGATTCTGTCAGTTGCCGGAGAGTTTACCGACCAGATTCTTGACGACTTCAGCTCCACCGGAAACCTTCCGTCGGCACTGAGTACCCTCGAACAGAAGAAGAAGGCCAAGGCACAGGCCGAAGAGTTGAGAACGGCGCTCGAAAAACCGTTAGTGATCAGATCTGATGCAGTGTTCGAGGAGCCGACTCCCGATGAGATGCCTTCGTTTATGAAAGGGAACGAAGCGACGGAAAACTGGAACGATTTGCCTGTTGCTGACGGAGGTATCCCGGCATTCATGCAAGACCCGTCAGGCAAGAAGGAATTCGTAATCCGCGTAGTGTGCACCGAAGCGGAGTTCTCAAAGGTACGCACCGCCTTTGCGCTAGCACGCGTGGAATTCGAGGTGCTGTAGATGAAAGCGACATGGACGTGCCCGAAGGAGCACATCGCGGTCATACCGCCCAAGGGACAGAAAGACGCACTCAAACAAATCTACCACCTGTCCGATACCAAGCACCAAGGATTTGTAACGGTAACGATCGAGACGGTGCGCAAGCCTCGCACCACCGGAGAAGGATCTCAGTCACATCACTTCAACGGGCACGTCCAACAAATCGCACAGGAGACGGGGATGCCGTTCGAGGCCGTCAAGATGGAAATAAAACATCGGGCGATCAAGCGCGGCTACCCGATCCTGTATAAGCCGGACGGAACGGCACAGCTCGATCTGTGGGGGCGTGCGATGGGCATTTCCGAAGCCGACTGTTCGACAGCCGAGTGCGCCTTTCTTATCGAAGAAGCGCACGAGCTTGCTTCCGAACTCGGCATGATACTCAAGGAGGAATGAGAGTATGGAACGCAATTATAAAAACGATTATCTCACTGTTTCTGAATTAGCGGTAATGTTGCGGATCAAGGAACATACCCTACGACAGTATGTGTACCAGAAGAAAATCCCCTATGTGAAATTGCGGGGGATGAAAGGCCGTGTTCTGTTTAAGCGAACTGCTATCGAGCAATGGTTGGAGGACAACACGGTTTCCACCATGCAGGAAATAAGCAAAGGGAGGAAAGAATAATGGAGCGTATAGTAGCGATCGACCCGGGCACAACGAGAAGCGGTGTGGTTGTGATCGATGAATTGACCTACAGACCACTGAGGGTCGGAAAGTTCGAGAATAAGGACGTTGTGGATGAGATTGAGGATCTACTCCCTGCAAACAAAGCCGTCATAGAAATGGTCCCGTCCTACGGTACAGGGATGGCAGCTGGCAAGGACATCTATGAGACGTGTATCTGGATCGGACGGTTCATCGAACAGCTTTCCTGTTGTTGTGATGTTGTGCAGCTACTTCAGCGCAATGTGGTGAAGATGCACTTGTGCGGATCACCACGTGCGAAAGACCCTAATGTCACGCAAGCTCTTGTCGATCGCTTTGCTCCCGGTGAAACAAACTACGGCAAGGGCACGAAAAAAACACCAGGCTTTTTCTATGGATTCTCAGCGGACATATGGCAAGCCTATGCGCTTGCCGTTACCTATCTCGACATGAAGAAGGAAGGAAAAATATGACGGATATCAACCAAGTCGTCCTCGTCGGACGGCTCACGCGCGACGCGGAGTTGCGCTATACGAACAGCGGTACTGCGGTTGCAAGCCTTTCGATTGCGTGCAACGAAGCGGTCAAGCAACAGGATGGATCTTGGCAGGAACAGGGACATTTCTTCGACTGTACCCTCTGGGGCAAGCAGGCCGAGAGCGTCAACCAGTACCTGACCAAAGGCCGACAGGTAGCGATTACCGGGCGCTTGAAACAGGACACATGGACCGACCAGCAGAGCGGTCAGAACCGGAGCAAGGTCATAATCAACGTGCAGAACCTTGAGCTGCTTGCAACCCCACAGGGAGAAGGCAACCAGAGCCAAGCGCAGGGATGGGCGAGAGGTCCTTACGATCAAGCACCACAGCGTCCACAGCCACCGCAGACTCAAAGCTACCAGCAAAGTGCGCCTCAGTATCCACTGAGAGCGCAAGCGCCCGTACAGCGCGATATATACGACGAGCCCTTACCGGGACCGGAGACGTTCTCCGACGACATCCCATTTTGAGGTGTAGAGATGCAAGGAGGAGTAGTCATTATCCCGACGAGGGAACATACAGCATGGCTGGTGCTGAAAAAGCGGATTGATTATCTGAACACGTTCGCTGGCAACCGTTCGGAAATGATCAAGTTCACCAAGGAAATAGAAGACGCTTGGGCGAGAGCCGGAGAGCTCGCGCTCGAAACGATTTCGAAGTAGACGGCACAGCCCCGGTCGTTGACGGGGCATATCAGGGGAATGGCGGAATTGGTAGACGCAGGTGGTAAGTAAGTTGAGCCCCAAAGGACAACGAAATCCAAAACTTACCGTGCAGGTTCGAGTCCTGCTTCCCCTAAAGAGGAACATATGACGACCAGAGAACAAGTGATACAAACCAAGCTACGGCTCTTGAATCAACACGGATCGCGCTGCGAGGTATGCGGAAAACAACTCACGCTGGATACCTGTCAGCTCGCGCACCGCATCCCGAAGACGAAGTACAACCTCAAGACCTATGGAGCGAAGGTAATCCATCACGACCTGAATCTGGCCGTCGTGTGTTCGCTACAGTGCAACAGCGCGGTGCTGTGCAACATCGCAACGAATCCGGTTGAAGCTGGCTGGATTATCAAAAAGATACGGGAGGCAATCGCATGATAACTATCAAACAGGCCGTCATCAACGTGTGCACCAAGATGTACCCCGGGCAGACCCTCTTGGGCTACCAGTTCTACGACAAGGTGCTACTCGAGCTGAAGATGGCTGGGAACACCAACAGGCCGTTGAGCGACACGGTGCTTCGGAGGTTCAGGGAGGTTCGCGAGCTGTGCGGTATGGAAAGCTCGCAGTCGGTCAGCGAGTACACCAAGAAGCCGCTTGTGGTGCTGGATTCGCAGGAGAAATCGGTCGGGCAGAAGGCGCTTTTTTGAAAGGTGCATGTCAATTTTAGATATGGAGGGAATTTCATGCTTAGAGAATCAAAAGGCAACATGTACGACTTCGTGACCCACACATGGAATCCAATCAAGGGGAAGTGCCCGCACGACTGCTCATACTGCTACATGAAGCGGTGGGGCGAACAGAAGCTATTACACTTGGACGAGAAGGAATTGCAGACTGACCTAGGAAGTGGCAACTTTATTTTCGTTGGAAGCTCGACCGATATGTTTGCAAAGGATGTGCCATTTATGTGGATTAAAAAAGTATTGGAAAAATGCAGTAAGTTCGACAATTATTATTTATTCCAAACAAAGAATCCATACCTTATTTGCGGCTTGCCGATTCCATGCGATTCAGTTGTTTGTACGACAATCGAAACGAATAGACTGTATCATCAAATCATGGGACGTTCGATTCCACCAAAAGCCAGATCGGAGGCTATGAAATATATCGACCGTAGGAAATTCGTCACCATCGAACCTATCATGGACTTCGACCTCGAGCCGATGGTCGAGCTTATCAAGGAGTGCAACCCGGTTCAAGTCAACATTGGCGCTGACAGCGGACACAACAATTTACCTGAACCGTCGAAAGACAAGTTGCTTGCGCTGATCGACGAGTTGCAGAAGTTTACCACAATTCACAGGAAAACAAATTTGGGGAGGCTATTGAAATGAAACCAATAATCATGGGTGCAGAGAGCGTTCAGGCTATCTTGGAAGGTCGAAAGACGATGACAAGGCGAGTGATTAAGCCACAGCCTTCTGTGTCCTATCATTGGAGTGGTGACGCCTATGTTGACAATGATGGTGTGTTGAAGGCGTCCCTGTCTGGTAAGCCTACTACACACTTTGACTATCTACCAAAATGTCCCTACGGCAAAGTTGGCGACCGTTTGTGGGTGAGGGAGACTGTTTTCTTTGAGACATTCCACCAGCAATCTGATGAAGAATTGAAACGTGATGGCTTTAATCCAAATATCGGGGTATGGGTATACCGTGCAGATAACCATGATTATCCTACGATAACTGCTAACTGGACTTCACCAATGTTTATGCCTCGGATCGCTTCTCGCATCACTCTCGAAATCACCGACATTCGTGTAGAGAGGTTGCAGGATATTAGCGCTAAAGATGCTATCGCAGAAGGTATACCTGCTCCATATGTTGCTCGGGATGAGTTTGAGCCAATATCGATGTACCAAAAGCAATGGAACAAACTCAACGCCAAGCGCGGCTATCCGTGGGAAAAGAATCCGTGGGTGTGGTGTATTGGGTTTAAGCGTGTCCACGACCAGAAGGAGGACGTATGACCGAGTTGATGAAAAACGGGCCTTTGTTCGCTGGATTTTACGATGATTTGTACCTTGATGAAGAAACAAATGAGGTCAATAAATGACATGGATTAAAACAGCACTCAAAAGCGTCGCGTTTATCGCGTTCGTGTATGTAGGATTCGCCGTCCACACCGTTGCAGGCATCGCAGCTTTGCTCGTGTCGTGGGCGGTGGCGAGAAGATGGGAGGATAATTGATATGGCAACGCAACGATACGTAAGTACGTCGTTCTGGGATGATGAGTGGATTCAGACGTTAGATCCGTCAGAGAAGTTGCTCTACCTGTATTTGATGACCAACCCACTGACCAATATCGCCGGGGTATACAAGATCACCGAACGACGAATCAGCTTCGATACGGGTTTCAACCTCGATACCATCCGTCATATTTTCGCGAAGTTTGAAAAAGTTGGAAAAGCATATCGAAAAGACGAGTATGTGGTGCTCCCGTCATGGCCGAAGCATCAAAAATGGGAAAAGAGCGCGAAGGTGAACGAAGGTATTGTTCGTATATTGCAAGAATTAGAGCCGGAGATTATCGAGTTCTTAATAAAGATAGGGTATAAGTACCCTATAGATACCCTATCCATACCCTATACATACCCTTCGAACTACTCTGACTTAGACTTTAACTCTAACTCTGACTTAGAGAATAAGAACCCCCCTACCCCCCTTGAAGGGGGAGACGGGGATGATTCACCCACTTCTAAGCCTAAAAAATCTCAAAAACAATACATCACTCTTTCCGAAGCAGGACTATTGATCGACTCCGATCATCGCATTTCCTACGATCTCGGAGTGAAGCTCAAGCTATTCGCTCAAAATCGACGCGAGATCAAGAAACCCATGACGCGCCTTGCACTCGAGCAGACGATCGACCTGCTCATGACCAAGCTCGATACCGACCAACAGCGAATCGACTGCATCCAGCTCTCGATCGCCAACGGATGGCAGGGCGTGTTCCCCGACCGCATACGGGGCAATCAGTTCACCGCCAATGCGAAACCACGCGCAGCGCAACGCGACAAATTTGCGTCACTGGAGGGATATCGTGAACTTTGAAGACGAAGAACTGGCCTACATCGCAAGACAGAAGGCCGAGGAAGAAGCGTACCGCATCGAGAAGAGCGAACAGCGCACCGTCTACGACGACGAGGTTGCGATCATACAACAGCGCATCTACGACGAAGCGATGGACAAAATCAAGCGCGAGAAGCTCGAGGCGAAACTCGAGAGATTCCCCAGGCGTTACCGCAATGCCCATTTCAACGACTACATCTGCGAAAACGAACGGATGCGCAAGGTCGCCGCGTTCATGCAGGAAGGCAAGAGCGCGGTGATCTACGGAGCGAACGGCACAGGAAAGACCCTACTCGCGTTCTGCGCGATCCGGCATCAGCTCGAGCAGGAAAAGAACGCAGCATACCTGCTCGCTGCCGATTTCTTCGACGAGATCCGCCACAGTTTCAGCGGAGGCGATTCGCTTGCAGTGCTTGATAAGTACGCAAAGCTGGACTACTTGGTGGTAGACGAAGTGGACAAGACGCACGGATCGCAAACCGAGTTCATCTACCTGTACCGCTTGGTGAACATGCGCTACAGCGACCTGCTGCCAACGGTGATCATCGGGAACTCCGAGACGAAGGACGACCTGTACGAGGTCATTGGATCTTCGGCGATCACGCGCATAGCCAGCGAAGGCATGATAATCGAGATGAACGGCAAGGATTGGCGCAAGGCTACGGCATAGGGGGGATACGTTGGGATTCAAGGAGCTTGCAGGTGCGGTGCTCGGTCAGGCACGTACGGACTGGAACAACAAGGACAGGCACGACGAGGTCGAGGCATTCCTCGACGGCAGGCTCATCGAACTGTATCTGGACATCGCCGGAATCGACCGGGACGAATACCTGCACAGCGTGAGGGACAACGATGATCTACACAAGTGACAAGGCGATGGACATGCGCGGCAAGCGTTTTGCAAAACCAAAGGCGGTGCTGGCATTTGAACGGGATGTGACGGTCTACTGCAAGTCGATGGCCGAGGCGATGCTCCGCTATGAAATCCCATCGACGAGCATGCTCGAGCGGCTTATCGAACGCGGCGGGGTGCATAAGGACGGCTATACGACCTTCGACTGGGCATCCGATGAAGAGTATCGCCGATCGATGTTCGACGAGTACCGCAAAATCGCAAATGATGCGATAGCACGCTCTAACCACCGCACCACCTCAAAGGGAGACGGCAAGTGATACGCTTGACTCATGGCGAAGACAAAACCAGCAAAGCACACAAGGGGAAGACGGACGCTGTACAAGGCCGAGATGTGCGACCTTGTAGAGCGTCTTGCTATGCTCGGGCTGAAAGACGAGGAGCTGGCACATTCGCTGAAGATCACGCGGCAGACACTCGACAATTGGAAGCGAAGATATCCCGAATTTTTTGCGTCCATAAAAAAGGGCCGGGAAGAAGCGGACGGCCATGTTGCCCGTGCGTTGTACCAACGGTCGATCGGATTTACTTGCAAGCGCCAACAACCGTTCAAGCTCAAGCGGACCTACTACGACGATCAGGGCCGAAGGTGCGAGGAGGAACGCGTGGAGATTGCCGAGTTCTACGACCAAGTGCCGCCGGATACCGCCGCCGCCTTCATCTGGCTGAAGAACAGGCGGCCCGACAAGTGGATGGACAAACCCGTTGCCGAAGTGAGCGGAGCCGAGCGCGACGACTTCGAGAAGGCGCTCAAGGAAAGCGCTGCGAAGTTGTGGGACGAACCTGTGCGACACGAAGCTCAGGGTGAGGAGGAAGAAGCTTGAAGTGGGTATTTTCACGAAACCACCTGAAGATCCTCAACTGGTGGCTGCCCGATTCCCCGGTGCGCCATTTCTTTGGCATCATCCTCGACGGGGCGGTCCGTTCAGGCAAAACGCTTCCCGGTTCGGTGTCGTTTGTTAAGTGGGCGTTCCATCAATTCCCCCGTGGCGGTCATGAGTTTTTCTTCGCAGGCAAGACGATCCATGCGGTAGTGCGCAACGTGATCAGACCGCTCATGAAGGAGTCGCGTTCGGTCGGGCTCAAGATCGAGTACAAGAAGGCCGACAACCTCGTGCAGATCACCAACGGTTCCGGTGCGATACATTCCTTCTACCTGTTCGGCGGCCACGACGAGGCGAGTCAGGACCTGATCCAAGGGTTTACCGCATCCGGTGGATTCTTCGACGAGGCCCCGATCATGCCCCAGTCGTTCGTGGACATGGCCATCAGCCGTCTGTCCGTCGAGGGCGCAACTGTCTGGTTCACCAGCAACCCACTCAACCCTGCGCACTGGTTCAAGAAAGACTTCATCGACCGAGCCCAAGAGAAGGGCCTGTTGTACCTGCACCTCACGATGGACGACAACCTCAGCCTGAGCGAGAAGGTGAAGGCGCGGTATCGCAGCTTGTTTACCGGGGTGTTCTACCGTCGCTATATCCTCGGCGAGTGGTGTGCCGCCGAAGGGCTGATTTATCCCGAGTTTGCCAGCCGGGATGATCTCGCCTTCGACTTCAACGGCGATTGGTCACAGTACGGCGAGATGTTTGTCTCATGCGACTACGGTATCCAGAATGCCCAGGTATATTTGCTCTTCGCCTGGCACTCCAAGCGCCTCAGATGGGAGATCGTCAAGGAGTGGTACCACTTCGGGCGCGAGAGCGAAGCGCAGATGACCGATGCAGAGTATTACCAGCATCTGGTCGAGTTCATCGGCAAGCTTCCGGTCAGGGATATCGTCATCGACCCGAGCGCGGCATCGTTCATCGCGGTGATCCGCAAGAGTAAGCGTTTCAGGGCAATACTGGCATCCAACGAGGTGGTGGCAGGCATCGGCTACACCGCAAGCCTGTTCCACATCGGCAAGCTGGCGATCGCAAGAAGCTGCGAACATCTCATCGAGGAGCTCGGCGGGTACGTATGGGACGAGAAGAAGGCCCAGCGTACCGGAGAAGAGGCTCCGACGAAGATCGGAGACCATGGACCAGATGCTATGCGTTACGGTTCATTCACGCATATTAGGCGCTACGAGAAGCGCTATGGAATCTTAATCTCAAGGGAGGCCGCCTGATGGGTGTTATCGGCCGAATCAAGGAGTGGTTCATGTCATTACTTCCAACAAAAGACATTTTCAAGCAGATGGGGGTCAAACCCCAGTTCTCCGCGAGTATGCCGTCTCTCATCGAGAGTTGGCGCAACGCATACCAAGGCAACCCAACGTGGATTGGCGCAAACGACAAGAGCCTCGGCTTTCCGTCGGTCGTCTGCTGGGATATCGCGAAGAAGGCTATCGGGGAGCTCGAGGTCTCGGCATCGCTACCCACCCCGGAGGGCCAAAAGGATGCAGAGCACGAATTCACCGAGAGTGTGATAGCTAGGCTCATCAAGCCGTTCCTCCGGCCACAAGTCGAGTATGCCCTTGCTATGGGCGGCGTGGTGGCGCGTCCGTGGTACGACCAAGCTGCAAAGAAGGTCCGCATCGGTTGGTACACCGCAGACATGGCGTTGCCCACCGCATGGGACGGACGCAGGCTTACGGGCGTGGTGCTCATCGACCGCTTCACACGTACCGACAGCAACGTCAAGACCATCTACACCAAACTTGAATCCATACAGCCGAATCCCGTCGGGTGGACGATTACGACCAAGCTGTACAAAAGCGACACCGAAGGACAGCTCGGCAAAGAGGTTGCCATGTCTACGGTTGCGCAATGGGCCGATATCGCTCCGGAGGTGCAGATCGTCAGCGAGGTATGCCCGTTCACCTACATGGCGACCCCGTGGGCGAACAACCAGGACTTCAACAATCCGCAGGGCACGAGCCTCTTTCGCGATGCGATGGATAACCTCGAGGAGCTGGACCGCGTGTACACTTCGCTGTGTTGGGAGATCGAATCCGGCAAGGCCGCGGTATTCGTGGACGACAGCATGATTGAGGTGGACCCTGTGACGGGAAACGACAAGCTCAACCCGCTCGAAAAGCGTCTCTACCGCAAACTCTCATCCACCGAGGGCAAGGATCTGCTCGAACCGTACAGCCCGCCGCTCCGTGTGGAACAACTCAATGCGGCACTAAAGACCCAGCTGTCTATCGCTTGTATGGCATGCCACTTGGATGCAGGGGCTTATGTATACGACCAAGCAGCGCAAGCAGTCACGGCAACCGAGGTGCGCACCAAGCAACAGCAGACCTACGGCACGATCGTTGACATCCAAGACCAGATGATCAGGCCATTCGTGTCCGAGCTTGTGGACAACGTTCGGGCGGTGCAACAGCTGTATGGCATCGAGGCGATCCCCGACGACGTGTTGCTCGGCTTCGACTTCGGCGACTCCATCTTGGTTGATGAGCAGAGCGACCGGGCAAACGCACAGGCAGAGGTGGCGACTGGCCTCCGCTCTAAGCTGGCGTACCTGATGGACTATCGGGGGATGACCGAGACTGAGGCGCTTGCCGAGATAGAGCGCATCAAAGGTGAGACGCCGGTCGTCAACCCGTTCTTCGGAGCGTAAGGAGGAAAGCAATGAATGTTGTCCATCTTTGCGATTGCATGGAGTTTATGAAGGGTGTGCCTGACAAATACTACGAGCTAGCGATTGTTGACCCGCCGTATGGAATTGGGTGTGATGGGCAGAAGGAAAATATAAGAGGCAAAAAATCAGATAGAAAATATCACGAATTTAAGAATTGGGATAGCAACATACCCGGAAAATTATATTTTAACGAAATATCCCGTGTTTCAAAAAATCAAATAATTTTTGGGGCAAATTATTTTGTGAAATATCTACAAGAAGGTCATAAAGGTTGGATTGTATGGGATAAAGGGCAACATGGGCTTACAATGTCAGATTGTGAGCTTGCTTATTCATCATTCGATACTCCTACAAGGGTATTCATTTTGAATAGAGCGTTTTTACTAAAAGATGGTTCAATCCACCCCACCCAAAAACCCGTAGCACTATACAAATGGCTTCTCAAGAACTATGCCAAACCCAATGACAAGATATTCGATAGCCATGTTGGAAGCGGTTCAATCCGTATCGCTTGCCACGATATGGGCTTTGACTTCACTGGTTGTGAGATTGATAAGGACTATTGGCAGGCTCAAGAAGAACGTTACAAAACCCATATAAACCAACAAGACCTATTCAGTGGTAAAGAATTACAAGAATCTATTATGCAGGGGGTGTTGGTGTAAGCCATACACCAACAGATGCTTTTCTAAGGAGGAATCATGAAGGCAAGCGAGATACGATTCATTCGTGGAAGATTAAAATTTGGGGACAGCAAGAACAGTGCACCGTTCCCGAGTGCTATCATTATGTTTGATCATCGTGAATTGGAGATAACCCATGCTTGACGACTCCGTGCTCTTCGCACTCGAGACAGAGATCAACCGCATCTACGCAGAGGTCGAGACCGAGATGGTTTCTGCTATTGCGCGTGAGTTGTCTAAGGGTTCAACGGCATCAATCTCCCCGATCGCATGGCGCACCGAGAAGCTTCGGCAGATGGGACGGCTTGAAGGAAAGCTGACCGATCTCCTGAGACGCAAGAGCCGGGACATTCAGCCACAGCTCGAGGACTCCATCATCCGTGCGATGCTCGGTGCTGGCAAAGAGGACGACATGGTGCTGGCACAGATTGCATCAGTCAAGGCACAGATCAAAGCCGGTACGTTTGTCGAGGCATCAAAAAGCACGGTGTTCGAACAGCTGTCCAAGGCCGCGATCGCCAACGCACGCACCGGGCTGAATCTCACCAACACGCAGGCACTTCAAGCAGCGAGTGAGATCTGGACCAGCGCGGTCAACTCGGCCTACGTGAAGACGCTCACAGGTTCGACCAGCCTTGACCAAGCTGTGAAGCTGTCTGTGCGCGAGATGGGTAAGCAAGGCGCCTACGTGACCTACGTGTCCAAGGCCGGAAAGCTTACCCGCACATCGCTGGAGGTTGCTGTCAGGCGCGATGTGGTGACGAGCGTCAACCAAGCGGCGGCAGAGATGACGATGGGCAGATGTGACGAGTATGAGTGCGACTTGGTGGAAGTTTCTTCGCACGAAGGCGCACGACCGGAGCACGCGCTTTGGCAGGGCAAGGTCTACTCCCTCCACGGCAAGACGCAGGGGTACGAGCTGTTTGCAGTCGCTACCGGGTACGGAGAGCCTGACGGAATTTGCGGGATCAATTGTCGGCATAGTTTCTTCCCCTATTTCCCCGGTCTTTCCAAGCAGTCGCAAACCATCCCCGGACAGCGGGAGAACGAGAAGACCTACAAGTTGACCCAACAGCAACGCTACATCGAACGCAACATCCGTGCTGCCAAGCGCGAAGAGTCGGTATGCGCGGCAGGCGGGGACAAAGCCGGGGCGGCAAGTGCGCATCAAAGGGTGCGCGACTATCAAGCAAAGATGCGAGGATTCATCGCGGAGACCGGGTTCACCCGTCAGTACCCGCGAGAGCAGATATACACCTAGGAGGCAATGGTGAAACAGATTGATTTTAGGGTTTCGATAAAGTTCAAAGATGATGGGAGTACGGGATTTGCATTCGAACCGCTGGTGCCGTCCGAGTGGAGTAAGCAGACCAAGGGCCTGTATGTGTGGCAGCATGGCATGATCACCTCGCTTCGTGCGGCGGTCATCGCGTGGAGCGAAAAGCACGACAAGGTCAACAACCGCTCGATTCGCAAGTACATGCGTATCCAGAAGCGGTTCATGAAGCACCTTGCCAAGGCTAAAAAGCAGGCTGCACAGAAACCTGTGGCGCAACCAGCTGTGCAGTGATATGCTCTTGTTAGGAGTCAAGCCGTGAACAAGCGACAACGCAAGAAAAAAGCAAAATCAGCATGGGTGAATGTTATGGTCCCAAGGGCGTGCGGCAAAGGCAAGGTTAAAGCCCGGTTCAATGTGCATGATGGAAGATTTTTGGCAGGGCTTAGCAAGAACCCGTTATGCTCATACTCAATCCCAAGCGATTATTTCTATCATTCTCTTCCACCTCGTTCGATGAAGCTATGGAATTAAACACGTTTACCAGGTATTGCCGATGCTCCGCATACGGATCACACATGCGCGTAGGCTCGGACGGCAAGCTGTACTGTACCAAGTGCGGCCTGCCTATCGACGAGTACGTGAAGGGCTTGAAGGAATTCGACGCAGATATTCTCGAGTTCCCTAAGCAAGAAGATTCGCCTACCAAGATGTAGGACAAAATAGGGAACTGCTACGGCAATTCCTTCTGTGGGTCATGAACCATCGTTCGTGACTTCTGAGGTCCCACCAAACCAGCCTATGCAAATTGGTGGAGAGAGGTTAATAGCCTCTCTTTTTTTGTACCCTAACACTCCCCTAACCGCCACCTAACCACCCCCATATTAACACCTCCTTGACAGCCTGCGACAATTGGACTTGCAGACGGGCAACTGCATATTTGCCCTACTCCTAGGCCGGGGCGATCGGCATACAAAACCGCACGGAGGAAACCATGGCACTGACAAAGGCAATCAAGGATTTGGTCGAGGAGATCAAGAAGCAGTCGGACCTTACCGAAGAGCAGATCGAAGAGAAGCTCAACAAGGCCCTTGGCGAGACGCATGTACCGAAGAACGTCTTCAACGAGAAGACCGAGGCGGAGAAGCAGGCGAAGGCCAAGATTACCGAGTACGAGAACCAGATCAAAGAGCTGCAGAAGTCGGGGAACCTGACAGCTGAACAGAAGACCAAGATCGACGAATTGACAGCCAAATTGGCTGAACAGGAAACGAAGTACCAGACTGAACTGACGACCACCAAGCGCGGGTATGCACTCGAGCAGGCGCTCCTCGGAGCGAAGGCGCGGGATGTCAAGAGCGTCCTACCCCACATCGACCAGACGAAGCTGGCATGGGGAGAGGACCACTCGCTCGCCGGAGGACTGAAGGAGCAGCTGGAGGCCCTGCAGAAGGATAAGGCATTCCTGTTCGAATCAGAACAAGAACCCCAAAAGGTAAATAAGCCGAGTTTCGGCGGACCATCGGGGGGAACCCAGCTGACAGGCGAAGCGGCGCTACAGGCGCAGTTCGCTTCAAAGCTGGGAATCAAGACAAGCTAGGAGAAGCTAAGAAATGTCTGTAAACTACGCAACTATTTTCAGCCCCGTGATTGACCAGGCGCTCATCGCCACTCTCACGTCGGCACCGATGCAGGCCGATGCGGCCGACATCAAGTACGAGGGCGGCTCGACCATCAAGCTGGCCACCGTCAGCACCAGTGGACTGGGCGACTACAACCGCGCCACCGGATACCCTTCGGGAGCCGTCAGCGTCGAGTGGGAGACCTACGCCTTCGACAAGGACAGAGCCATCCGTCTCAACATCGACAAGTTCGATGTGGATGAGACCGCTTTTGTCGATACCGTCGCCAACGCCGTCAAGGTACTGCGCGAGGAGAACACCGACCCTGAGATTGACGCCTATCGCTATGCGAAGGTGTTCAGTGCGGTTGCCGGAAGCTCGCTTGCCGCAACCCCTGCCCCGATGGCAACCTACGTACCCGATAAGATTGACATCCTCACCAAGTTGCAGGACGATATGACTGCCGTACAGGACACCGTTGGAGAGACCTCTCCGCTTATCTGTTACATGAGCAGACAGGCATACGGTGTGCTTTCCAAGAGCTCTGAGATGGATAAGATTCTGCAGGTGCTTGAGACCAACATCAACGGTGTAGCAACCAAGGTGAAGGGACTCGACTCCATGCCGATCATCCCCGTCCCGAGTTCCCGCATGCGGACCGCTTACACCTTCAACGATGGAAGCACCTACCACGGATTCGCCGCCGCTGCAACTGCCGGTAAGATCAACTGGATCATCGCTCCCCGCGGAGCCCTCAAGGGCGTCGTCAAGGGTGACGAGGTCAAGGTAATTGAGCCTGCCGTCAACCAGAGCTTCAGCGGATGGTCCATCATGTTCCGCCTGTACCACACCCTCATCGTTCTCAGCGCAAAGATTCCCAGCATGAGAATCAGCTTCCAGCCGGGCACCAGCGCACTGACCGTGACCGTTGCGAAAGGAACTGCAGGAACCAAGGCGACCGCTACCGCAGGAACCGGCAACAAGCTGGGCTACAAATTGTCCGCAGCTTCCATCGGTGGAACCGCCCTCAAGGATGTGCACATTTCCACCCTTGC